TGGTCCCCGTCCGTCTCACGTCCGAGTTCCGCGGCAATCCGGCCGGGGCTGTCATCCAGGCGACACCCGGCCTCGCGGGCTTCCTGACGGCGGCCGGCCGGGCCACGCCGGCCCCCGACGTCCCGGCGGCCCGCAGTTCCGATCGGTGCATCGAGCAGGCAGTGGTGAGGGGAGCCGGATCGTGATCGTCACACCGCCCGACAACATCGCCGTGATCGTCGCGCCGGTGGTCGAGCCGGTGTCGCTCTCCGACGCCAAGGCCCAGATCGGCCTCCTGCCCGAGCAGGACGAGCACAACTTCCTCGTCGCCCAGAAGATCTCCGCGGCCCGCCGGCTGATCGAGCAGCGGCTGGGGATCACGATGGTGGCGACGAAGCTCCGCGGCGTGTGGCGGCAGTGCCCGCGGGTCGTGAGCCTCCCGGCCCCGCCGCTCCTGGTCGATGCCGACCACCCGATCACCGTGACCGTCGACGGCGAGGCCGTGCCGGCCGGCGAGCTCGAGGTCGATGCCGACCTCTGCCCGGGCGAGATCACGTTCGTGGTGCCGCGGCCCGGGAAGCTGATCGTCGAGTGGTGGGCCGGGAAGGCCCCGGGCTTCATCCTCTGCCCGATGCTCCAGTCCGCGATCCTCATGTACGTCGACCACGCCTTCCGCAACCGGGGCGTGCTGGCCGACGACCAGACTGTGATCCTTCCGGTCGGCTTCGACGATCTGCTCGCGGCGTCCTCCTGGTCGGGGAGGTACTGACATGATCGCCACCGGCCGCCTCACGCATCGCTTCGAGCTCCAGCGTCCCGTCCAGACCCGGAACGCGTCGGGCGAGAGCATCACGACCTGGACGAAGGTCCGGCCGTTCCTCGGCTCCTACGACCAGGAGACCTACAGCCAGGCCCAGCGGCGCGGCCAGATCGGCGGCAACCGCCAGGCGACCGTCATCTGCCGGGAGTTCGAGGGCGTCGACGCGTCGATGCAGCTCGTCTGCCACTCGCGCGGCGGCGACGTGATGAAGATTTCCAGCGTGGTCGAGCAGGACGGGGACCTCGTGTTCACCGTCGAGGAGGCCGTCGCATGATCTCGCTCAACTGGGAGGGGATGCAGGGCGAGATCGGGGCGCTCATGGCCCGGTTCCACGAACTGCCGCGGCACATCGCTAAGAAGCATCTCATGGCCGCCATGAAGCGGGCCATGCGGGACGGCGTGCCCGTGCTGAAGTCCATCACGCCGGTCGGCAAGACGCGGACGATCAAGGCCAGCATCGTCCGCGGGCAGATGAAGGAGAACTTCAAGCGGCGGGGCGGTGCCCTGCGGCGTGCCGTCACGACGAAGGCCAAATACATCGGCCGGAACAAGGACGGCATCGTCTACGGCGTGGTCGGCTACAAGGCCGGATTCGAGAGCCGGAAGGCGATCTGGCTGGAGTTCGGCACGAGCCGCGGCGTGAGCCCGCGGAACCTGATCGAGCAGTTCCGCGCCCGATACGGCGGCCCGGCCGCCTCTCGGCTGGCCGAGGAAATGTCTCGCGCCCTGGAGAAGGCCGCCAACGAGCTGGCCTCGGGCATGAACCCCACCCGCAGTTTCGGGAGCTGACCGTGGCAGGATCCCCTCACAACTGGCTGAAAGCCGCGATCGAGGCGGCCGCGAGCTGCACGGCCTGGCCCGTGGAGATGACCGGCGGCGGAGATCCGCCCTACGTCATCTATGCCCGCGAGCAGACCACTCGCGAGCAGCTGCTCGAGGACACGTTCGACGCCACGCCAGAGACCGACCAGATCGAGCCGGTCGCCCGCTACACGGTCGTGGTCTACGCCGACAGCTACGTCCAGGTCTGGCAGATCGCCGGGGCCATCACGGCCGCCATCCACAAGTTCGCCGGCACGGCCCACGGCGAGACCATCAAACACTGCCTCGTGCTCGACGAGAGGGACGGCGATGCCGGCTACCTCGAGGGCCGGGAACAGCCCACGTACACGGTCGAGATCGCAGTCGAAATCCGTTTTTCAGAGGAGTGATCCATGCCACTTTCCACGAAGCCCACGAACGGACCGTCTCTGCCTGCGGGCGTGAAGAAGGTCACCATCAAGGACGTTGACACGACGGCTACTTCCTCGGCCAAGGAGGACGTCACCGACCTCGACAGCACGGAACGCGAGTACGCCGACCCTGTGCTGAAAGAAGGCGGCGGCTCGACCACCGCCACGAAGACGTGCAGCGCGAACGGCAACCTCAAGGGCGCTGAGTTCGACCCTGACCCGATCACGGTCACGACGGGCTGGGTCCTGGAGGACTGCGAGTTCACCTACGAAGAGGGCAAGTACGCGACCTGGAGTGCTGACTGGTCCTACTACCCGCCGCCCGCCCCCTGACGCCAACCCATAGGAGACCACCGCCATGTCACTTGTCAGTTCCCAAGGCCAGTCGATCGGCGTCACCGGCGCCACGAAGATCACGATCAAGAAGTCGCGTGTGACGAAGCCCGGAGACAACCGGCTCGACGCCTCGACGCTCGCGCTCGCCACGGGTGCGTTCCGGGTCTACGAAGCCGGCCTTCCGGACAACGGCCCGAACGGGTCCGCGAACGACGGCATCACCACCACGATCGCCGTCGACTTCAAGGGCAGCACGAAGCCGGCCGTCGGGTCCACCGTCACCCGCGGCGGCGTCACCCTGAAGTGCATCGACAGCGAGCTGACGAACGACACCGGCGCGCTGGTGATGGGCACGGCGAACTACACGAGCGACTACACGTGATCCAGGTCGGCGAGCCAATCCATGCCCACGAACAACCCTCCACCGTCCTCCCAGGGGTCGACCGTGTCGTTCAAGGGCGTCCCGATGGGGCGACTGACGAGCTGGCGCATCGTGGGTGGAAACGCCCGATTCCAGGAGGTGACGAGCCTCGTGTCGCCGGTCATCGGCAGCGGCGGGCAGGCTCGGGTCGTGGCCCAGTGGGACTGCACGAGCGTCGACCCGGGCGGCGTGGACATCCAGGTCCGCGACTGCCCGCCGTTCGATGTGGCCGAGCTCGGCGGCCGCGGGACGGTGGTCGTGACGTTCGCGACGGGCTCGGTCTCGCTCGATGCGTTCCTTGAAACATTCGACGTGAGCGGCAACGTGGGGGAGTTCCTGCGGGGCACGGCACGGTTTCGATTCAGTGGAGCCTGATGTGGCAAACGAAGACGACGATCTGCTGATGTGGAAGCCCGAGGTGATCGAGGCCACGATCCCCGGCACGACGAAGACGGTCTACCTCCGCTACCCGGTCTTCGAGGACTGGCACGCGGTGGCGACCGAACACCAGGCCTACGTCGGCAAGCCGGCCCCGGCATCCCTCGTCGCGAAGACGTTGGTGGCGTGCGTCGTGCGGAAGAACGGCGAGCCGATGTTCACGCGCGAGAACGTCGGGCCGGTGATGCAGGCCAACCCGAACCACGTGATGTGGCTCTATGGGCACATCCTCCAGACCGTGATGCGGAACGACAACGAGCAGATCAGCGAGGTGGAAAAAAACTCCGTAGCCGGACAGGACTGACCGAGCGGTTCCTGTACCGGCTGGCGGCTCATCATCGGATCGTCAACGTCGAGCGGCTGAAGTCGCGAATCCCGATCTCCGCCCTGCGGAGGTGGATCGCGGCCTACCGCGTCGAGCCCTTCGGGGACGAGTGGGGCCGAACGGCCCTCCAGACGCTGCTGATCCTGAAGGCCTTGGGAGCACAGGTCGACCCGCAGTTCCGCGAGATGTTCCTGCCGAGCTACGACCCCGACCGGGAGATGACTGAGGACGAGATTCAGGCGGAGTTGATGAAGTGCTCGGGGGCGCGGTTCGTGCCCAAGAGTGAAGCGAAGGACACGCTGGAATAGATCATGGCGACCATCGGCAAAGTATCCGCCGTCTTTACAGCGTCGACGTCTGGGCTTCTCTCCGGAACGCAGGCGGCCGGCGCGGCATTTCGAACGCTGGGGGGCGATGCAAAGGGCCTTCAGTCGTCGCTGTCCACGCTCCAATCTCTAGACCTTAAGGGCACTTTCAACATCGGCCCAGCGTCGAGTGCTGCGGCGGCGGCCTTCCAGCAGCTGTCAGCTTCCGCTGAATCGCTCCACGCAAGTCTGACGTCTGGCGCGATCACGGCCGATCAGTTCCGCGAATCCATGGCGGCATTGACGCAGCAGGCATCTGTGCAGGCGCAGGTGTTTTCGGAAGGCGCGGCGACGACAGCCCAGTTCGTGACCGCCGAAGAGGCATTTGCCGCAAGGTCGGCCAGCCTTACTGCCCAGCTGGAGGCCGGTGCGATTTCGGCGCAAACATTCGACATGGCAATGGCCGCGGCGCAGCAAACACTGAGCAACGCCAACGGCGAGACGGCCGCCGCGGAAGCCGCCTTTCAGTCTCTCGCGCAGGCCCAGTCGCGTGGCGAGGCGATCACGCGGAGCGTGATGACAGCGGAAGAAAAGCACGCCGCAACACTCGACGAGCTTTCGTCGCTGCTGCGGGCCGGTGCGATTTCGCAGCAGACATTCGACCGGGCCGCTGACGCCAGCGCTAAGAGCATGCGGGACGCTTCCGGCTCGGCGAAACAGCTCGACTCTGGGCTTTCCGGGGTGGCGTCCCGATTGAATGTCCTGATCGGAATCAACGCCGCCCAGCTGTTTGGCTCCATTGCGACGGCGGCAACGAACGCCGTCCGGTCACTCGTTGGCATGGGGCAGGCCCAGGCGGAAGTCATCGACACGACCAGCAAACTCGCGGCCCGGCTGGGCATGAACTACGGCGAGTTGGCCGGGATCGCCCTGGCCGGCGATCTGGCCGGCGTCGGCCTGGAGACGATCGGGGCCGCGGCCACGAAGGCCGACGTCGCGTTCGTCAAGGCATCGCAGGGGTCGACAACCGCCACGGCCGCCTTCGCGAATCTCGGCCTGACGGTGCAGCAGCTCTCCGGGATGAACGCCGCCGATCGGTTCGAGGCGATCGCGTCGTCCATCGCGGCCCTGCCGACCGAGGCCGAGCGGGCCGCGGCCGCCGTCCAGATCTTCGGCCGGTCGGGTGCCCAACTGCTCCCGCTGTTCGCCGGCGGGGCCGAGGGCATCGCCAAGGCCCGGGAGGAGGCCGAGCGGTTCGGGCTGGCCCTCACGAACGCCCAGGGGCAGGACGTCGAGGAGATGAACGACGCGTTCACGCGTGCCCAGAAGGCCGTCGAGGGCGTCGTGCAACAGGTCACGGCCTACCTGGCCCCGGCGGTCAAGGCGGTGGCGGACACGTTCTCCAACCTCGTCGGCTCGATCGGCGGGGCGAACATCGGCCAGGCGATCGGCGACGGCCTGCTCCAGGGGGCGCGGTTCCTGGCCCAGATCGGCGACTTCCTGATTCAAAACTTCGGGAGCACGTTCACGTACCTGTCCCAGGTCGGGCAGCAGTGGGGCGTGGTGGGTGAATTCTTCAACCGGACGGCGAACTTCCTCTCGGGCGTGTTCAACGCGGCCCAGGCCGGGCTGGGGTTCGTGATCCTCGGGTTCACCGGGGCGTTCGAGGGGCTCGCCACGATCGCCCAGCAGATCGGCCAGTTCCTCGGGTTCGACACATCCACGCTCGACGCGGTTGTGGCCGGGGCGCAGGCCTTCAACCAGGAAATATCCAACGGGATCACGGAGAACCTCACCCAGGCCCAGGCCGGCTTCGCGGCGGCGTTTGCCGACAACGCGACCCCGGTCGGGGCCGCGATCGCCGGCCCGCTGACGACGGCCCTCGACTCCGCGATCGCCCAGGCCGAGGCATCGGCCGCCCAAATCGAGGAAGTGAAGCCGGCTCCTATCGAGGTGCAGCAAACCGTCGAGTTCGCGGGCGTCAACGAGGCCATCAAGGGCATCGACTCCCGATCGAAGGAGGGCGTCGCGGAGATGTTCCGCCTGATGCGCGGCACCGGCGAGGACGTCCAGCAGCAGCAGCTCGGCGTCCTCGAGCACATCGCCGACACCCTCGACAGCCAAGAGTCCGACTACCCCTTCGCCATCGACGGAGCGTGACATGGCCTGGGTGAGCTACCAGCGCGTCCCGACGGGCATCGCCTGCAAGTACGGCGAGAGCATGCGCGTCCAGGAGAAGTGGCGGATCCGCGTCGACACCCCGCAGACGAACCGGACAGACATCGTCGCCGGCGTCACGGCCACGATCGGCATCACGTGGGGCTCGGCTCACTCCGAGTTTCCGGCCTTGAAGGCCATGGAGTTTGATCTCGCGCCGGCGACGGACGACGCCATGCTGTGGATGCTGACCGTGTCCTTCTACGTGCCGCCGCCCGGGAAGGTCGTTCAGGAGAACGGGATCCCGGCGGACGTCTGGGAGCGGAGCGGCGGCGCGACCACGGTCCCGGCCTTCACGGACGAGGCCGGCAACACGATCACCAACTCCGCGAAGGACCCACTGGAAGGCCTGGAGAAGGAACGCGAGGAGACGAGCTGGAGCCTCACGAAGTATTACGAAGACGAGCAATCACTCGACGCCGACATCGAAGCCGCGGCCGGCGCGGTCAATGACGCGGCCTGGGCGGGGGGAGACGCGAAGTGCTGGAAGTGCTACTTCAAGGGCTCCAAGAAACAAAGCATCTCCAAGCTCGACGGCGACGACGACGGCGGCCTGCTCGAGTTCATCGAGAGCCGCTGGGAGTTCCGCCTCGACCCGGGCACGTGGAAGGCCATGCCGTGGGACGTCGGCTTCATGGAACTCGTCGGATCGGAGCGGAAGGCGATCCTCGGCAACGACGGGAAGCCGGTGAAGCAGCCGGTGGCGCTCAGCTCCAACGGCACGAAGAAGTCCCCGGGGCAGGCCCCGAGCGTGATCAACAACGGTGCCGGCGTGGACCTCTACCCGTCGGCCGACTTCGGCAGCATCTTCGGCACTCCGGAGCTGCTGTGAGATGGCGCACGTTCGCTTCTCCGAAGGCGATGCCCGCCGGATCGCGGCCGCGACCCGCGCGTACGAGCGCGGGAATCGAGACATGGCCCCGGTGCGGTTTCGCGACCCGGGCGGGGACGGCGATCCGATCCGGATCGGGAAGACGACGTCGACCTGGACGAAGGGCTCGCTGGCGACGATCACGCTCTACGAATCCGGCACCCCGCCGAACGAGACAACCGGCAGCCCGACGCAGACGCTCGAAGGCTGCGTGAACAAGTTCGGCGACGTGCAAAGCGGCAAGTGGGTGAGCGTTGCCAAGGCGGCAAACGGCTCGTGGTATCTGATCGCTGCGGAGTGCTAGATGGACCTCCTCGCCTTGATCGCCGCCGAACCGACTTTGCTGCCGCTCTGGGCGGTGTTGGCGTTCGCGGCCGGGATGTACCCGGTGGGGATGCTGTTTTCGTGTACGCCGTGCTGCGCGTGCAGCCTATGCACGGAGGGCACGCTGCCGGAAACGTTGACGGTGACGTTTAACGGCTACAGCGACAAGACGCACGGGCCGGATTTGATCACGCTCGGGTTTCAGTCGTGCTTCGGCAGTGGCGCGACTGCTCGCGTCACCGCGCCGGGCGGCGATCCAGAAACAGACAAGGGGCCGATCTCGGCGGTGTCGCTCACTGGAGGCGGCAGCGGCTACGCGAAGCTCGGCCGCGTCGCCCCGACTCTGACAGCGAGCGGCGGCAGCGGCACGGGTGCCACGTTCACGGTTACGGTCGCGAACGCGCAGGATGCTTGCGACGTCGACTACTGGAAGGTGTCGAAAGTCACGGCAACCGGCGGCTCTGGGTACGTCACGGGCGATCAACTCACGATCACTGCTTCTGAAGGCGACACGGTGACGGAAACTGCAGTTGTCACACTGGTCGAGCAACGCGAGCCGCCGACGCTGGCGGCCACGGCCACTGGCGGTTCCGGCGCCAGCCTGACGGTCGCGATCACCGAAAACGCGGGCAGCCCGAAAACGTGGCGAGTCTCTGGGATCACTGTGGGCAGCGGCGGCAGCGGCTACACGGATGGAGCGTCCGTCACGATCACCGCCGCGTCAGGCGACACCACGCAAGCGGCCGCGACGGCGACGATCCAAACCAAGCGAGTCGCTCCAACGGTGTCGGTGGTTGAATGGACAGTTGCCGGCAGCGGAGCCGTTGTCACAGTCACGCTCGCGGAGACGCCAAATTGGCAAGGCTCCGGCCGATCGGTCTGGCGGGTCACGGCGTTTACTGTCGTGGATGGCGGCTCTGGCTACGTCGAGGGCGACTCATTCGAGGCCACCGTAACCGACGGGGTGGTCATGCCAGGGGAGGATGCGATTTGCCTCGTCTCGTCCGTCGACGAGAGCGGCGCTGTGCTGGCGGTGGAGCTGTTGGAACAAGGCGCGTACTACAAGCAAGGCAGTAGTATCGAGCGGGTAAACGTCAGCGATGGCGGCATATACTGGCGGACTGACGGCGAGAACGCCTGGGACGTGCAAAACGGCGGAATCTATTACCGCGAGGACGAGAGCGTCTCGCCTTACGTCTCGCCTGTTACTGTCACGATCTCACAACAATCCCCAAGCACCGGCACCGGCGCGGAACTCACAGCCACCGTTGACGATGACACGGCAAGCCCCACGTTCGGCCAGATTACTGGCGTCACAATCGACGACGGCGGGGATGGATACCTCGCATGGAAGTGGCGGAATACGACGTGCTGCGGCGACTACTACAACGGCCTCAGCGTTGTGGTGAAGCGATCAAACTATGACAGCAGCAACGCCTGCCGCTACGCGCACCGCCTGTGCGGCGTCGGCAACACTGGCAGCAATTTTGGGCAAGTAGAGGTGTTCTACAACGGGCCGACAACGCCGCCGACGGTGGTGCTAGCCTCTGAACTGGCAGAACCATTCGGGGAACCATTCGCGGGGTATAGTAGCTCCATGTGCAATGCAACTTTCACGGCCAGCGGCAACCTGACAGACTGCTCCGATTGGTCGGGCGTCTCGTTCTCCGCGAGCGGCGGCAGGACGGCGACCGTCTCAGTGGGCGGGGTGTACGACCCGCTGTTCCGCAACCCTGGCGGCTTGGCGTGTCATATCTGCTGCAAGGGGGATGTAGAGATGCCGGCAGAGATTGAAGCCAACATCCAGATTGAAGACATTGGCCCTGCGCCTGGCGCGCACAACTCCGGGACTTATGTGCTGACGCCTTACTGGAACGGCTACCAAGGTTATTTCCCGTGGACGGCAAATAACAATACGACAATGACGAACATTGTGATTGCCTACGAAGTGTGCGCTTATCAGGACCATGCGGGCTTTTCGGCAGATGTTTATGGGTGCGACGATTGCCACAAGAAGTGCCGCGTTGTCGCTAGCATAGGCACCACCTCGGCGCTTAATTTTCCTTTTTGGTGGTTTGACTCCCGCCGTTGTGTGAACAAGGACGGACAACTCATTGAAGACCAGTGCGGCGGCATGTGCGAGGCAACGCCGATCTGTAATTTGTCCGGCAAGTCGTTTTCCCTGTGCCTCGAAAAGCAATATCCGTGGGACTGGAAGAACCAATGCGGCAGCATTGAAGGAGGCATTAACTGGGCACTGGACGGAAGTCCAGATCCTAGCCTCTTCAACGACCGTTGCGGAGCAATCACAATCGACATTCAATGACGTATTGCGACTTCAACAACCCGACGTTGACCTGCCCCACCTGCGGCTACGTTGCCAAGAGGCTGCCGACGTACCGCGAGTGCCGCCCAGTGCCGGAAAAGGTCTGGCGGCCCGTCCCAATCGGCGACCTCGTCGAAAAGGGCCTCACGGCCATCGGCATCACGAAGGAGCGGGTCGAAAAAATCACCCGCACCGAGGGCAAGCCCGGCGGCTGCGGGTGCGGGGCGCGGCAGAAGTGGCTGAACGACGTCGGCTTCAAGGCACAGTACGCGATCCGCGACTCCTACAAGGCGGTCGAGCGGTTCTACCTCGGCGAAAATTGACTCACCCCCCAGGCCTGGCACACTGCCAGCCAACCCAGGAGGCAAGGATGCCACGGCGAGGAGAACCAGGCGGCGACCCGATCACCGAGACGGCGAAGCGGCTGTGTCTCGAGCACCCCGACGCCCCGGCGAAGACGCTCGCACGGCGGTTGTTCGAGGAGGCCAGCGGGGCGATCACGCTCCAAGCGGCCTACGGCCGCATCCGCCGGCAGTTCGGTATCTGCGGGGCGTTCCACAGGAAGCGATCGAGGCCCGTCGCCCCGCGCCCGCCCCGGCAGGCCGGCCAGGTCGCGACGATGCCGCCGTCGAAGGCCGACGCGTGGGGGCCGCACGAGCTCGGCGTGACGGGGAACGTCGGGGTGCTGTCCGACATCCACGTTCCCTACCACGACGAGACCGCCCTCCGGGCCGCGGTCGACCAGCTCCAGGGCGACCGGATCGACGCCCTCGTGCTCAACGGAGACGTCGCCGACTTCTACGCGATCAGCCGCTACACGAAGGACCCGAAGCGGCGGAACTTCAAGGCCGAGGTCTCAGCCACCCGCGAGATGCTCGCGTGGATCCGCAGCCAGTTCCCCGACGTGCCGATCGTGTTCAAGGCCGGGAACCACGAGGAACGGTGGAACTTTTGGCTCTGGCAGCACGCCCCTGAGATCTCCGACGAGAAGCGGATGGGCCTCGACCAGTGGCTCGATATGGACGATCACGGGATCGAGTTCGTCCAGGACCAGCGGCCGATCATGGCCGGGCAGCTCCCGATCCTCCACGGCCACGAGAAGGGCAAGGGCATCTCGGCTCCGGTGAATCAGGCCCGCGGGGCGTTTTTGCGGCTCCACCACACCGTTCTCGAGGGCCACGGACACCGCACGAGTGCCCACTGCGAGCCCGACATGTTCGGCCGCGAGGTCTTCTGCTGGTCGACGGGGTGCCTCGCCGACCTCCGGCCGGAGTACGCCAGGCTGAACAAATACAACCACGGATTCGCGAGTGTGCGGGTCCAGGCCGACGGGCAGTTCGACGTTTCCAATTTCCGGATCACGAACGGGAAGGTGAGGTCGTCGTGAGCGAGGACCACCACATCACGCTCAACGGCGACGAGCCCTGGCTCCTCCGGTTCACGGACCTGAAGGGCCAGGCCTACGGCTACACGTTCACCCAGAAGTCGAAGCGGCCGCGGATCCTGATCCACGACGGCCTCCGGGGCCGGCACCGGATGACGATCATCGTCCACGAGCTGCTCCACGCCCTGTTCCCGCAGGCGAGCGAAGAGGTGGTCGAGCAGGCTGGGAAGGACCTCGCCAAGGTCCTGCACATCTGCGGCTACCGGGAGCAGAAATGAGCGGGGTGTGGCTGACCGACGAGCAGCTCGAGGAGGCCGAGCGGCGGGCGCG